GGTCATGGATGACACCCGTGGACTCCCATTGCGCGGCGATTATCTTACGCATGTCGGTATCGGTCGTGCCAACCCCTTCGCTCGTCTGCGCGACTCCGAAAGCTGTGTTTGACATGAAACTGCCTCCTATATATAGGTGTCACGGCATGAGACCTGAACGGTTCCTGTGCCTTGCGTCTGCAACGATAACGAACATGATCCACCGGCAGGGACACCGGAGAAGTCCCACGAGCCGATGTTGCGTGACACGTCAACTCCCGCTATGAATGCTGTACCATCGAATACGTCAAGCGTCACGGGCTGGTACGTAACCATTCCGCCGTATACGAGCTGTTCGCCTGTTGCCAGGTTCGTGAGTGCGAACCCATATGGCATGTTCCCCGATGCCGTGATGGTGATGTCTGCGGGGATGGTGCCGTTGTTGTAGATGGTGCATAAGTTGCCAGTCCTGATTGCGCCGTCACCGAACGACAGGGGCCACATGAGCGAATGGGTGGTGGAATTGAACACCAGCCCACCACCATCCAAATTAGTTGGAACGATGGTGCCTACAGACTGTTTCGTAGAGTATCGCTGTGGGTCATTGCACACGATCACGAGAGATCCTGTTGCGCCTGACGAATCCATATGGGTGTCACTGGTATAGGCGACGTATCCCGTAGCGTAGGTCTCAGACTTGGTATCTGATACCGTCACGGTTATGACCTTCTGTGCGAAACCAAGGATACTCTCGATGCTGGAACGTACCGCATCACGATTGTTGCCCTTGACGGACACACCGATGGTGACGGTACGGGCCGCGTAGTGAACCTCGTCATCCGTGACCCGTGGCGCACCGTTGGCAGTCTCGTACTCAGTGGAGTCCACCTTTGTCTGTGGGGTGGAGTACCACCCATCCAGCGACGAGAAGAACAGGCCCGTTTCGGCCTGCTCACCTATGGCACCTAGAAACGTGATCGACTGGTCCCCGTATGAGAGGGTCAGATGCTTTCTTTCCATTCCAGCCCTCCCCTATAGGTTCGTTGCACGCGCTAGAACGGACGCAAGAACGTACTCGTCCTTGTTGCCTGCGTAGACATTGTACTCATTGCTGTTGTACGTTGTGGTCGGAGAGCTTGCGGGACTGTCGGCGAGGTACTGCGCCGATACCGACGTGGACGAGAGCAGCCCTTGGAGCTTCATCGACTTCGCTTTGAACTGGTCGGCTATCTGCGATGACATGCCGTTGACCGTTCCCATCACATAGGATGAGAAGCCCGCCGTAAGGCCGACACCAAGGCCCTGCATGATCGCGTTGCCGTGAGGAATAAGCAGCTTTGCGTCATAGCTGATTGGCCCCTTGTGTTGGGCTATCCAGTCGGCTATTCCACCGACAAAGTCTGTGACGCCACCCCAAGCTGACTTGAGCCCATCGAGAAAGCCGTTTATTATCTTAGAGCCGGCGTCCCAAAGCAGGCTCCCGAGGTCCCCCAGGGCGTCGAGGATGCGTCCTGGCAGGCCGCCTACCCAGTCGAGTAGTTCCCCTGCCTTGTCGTTTGCTCCCTTGAGCAGACCGCCGAAGAAGTCTCCGGCGGCAGAAATCATCTGGCCGACCCCGCCTGAGATCGCCCCCGCAGCGTTTCCGATCAGCCCGCCCAATGCGCCGAGGAGGCTGCCGAGGACATTGCCGACGGAGTCGACAAGTGTCATGAAGAGCTGCCCCCCGGCAGAGAGCACGCTGGGCACCCCGCCGATTATCCATCCCGCCGCCGCCGCTATGAGTTGTAGAATTCCAGTAGCAAGAGCACCGAGGATTCCGGGAAGCGCCTGAACTATCGCCATGAAAAGCTGCAAGGCAGCTGATCCGATGGCAGGCCCGTTCGCGATTAGAAACTGAGTGAGGTCGTTGATAAGAATCGGGAGATCGTTGACGATGATAGGCAGAATGGTTACAAACGCCTGGACGAGCGCCATGAAGAGCTGTATCGCCGCAGCCCCCAGTGCCGGCGCGTTCTGTTGGAGGACCTGACCGATCTGGTTGATGAAGCCAGGAAGCTGTGGAGTGAGGTTCGAGATGGTCTGCGCCATCGCCGTGATGAACCCTGCGAATAGCTGAATGGCGGCTTGCAGGATCAGTGGCGCGTTCTGGATGATGAGCGTGCCAAGGCCGGTCGCTATCTGAGTCACCACAGGGATGAGCTGAGGTAGCATTGCCATCAGTTGGTTCACCACGCCAGACACGAGACCATTCACTGCGGTCAGTATGGTTGGTATGGCGGTAATAAGCTGCTGTGACACCCGCGGTAGCATTGCCGTGAACGATGCCATGGCGTTTGTGACAACCCCCGTGATGCTTCCTAAGTCGGTTGAGAACTTGTTTGCAAGGTTGTTAAGGTTTCCACCAACCCTGACGAACACTCCTGCTGACACGGCACCGAACGCCGCTATCGCCACGAGCACCGCCGAGATGATGACCGAGACGTTCGAGAACCCTCCGAAGACACCAAGCATCTTGCCGACCGAACTTGTAAATATGCTGCTAGCGGAGGGCATCTGTTCACCGAGGTTCTTGAACGCATCCGATAGCGCGGCAACAGCAGGAGAATGAGAGGCAATGCTCTGAATCTTTGAAGCGATTCCGGAGAGTGGTCCCAAATTAACTGCAGGGATACTTATAGGAGGTATTTTCGCCTTGAGTCCCTTGAACATGGAGCTGATGTTGCCATTGAGAAGTTTCCCTTGAAACTTTGCCTCCGATGAGAGCGTCTGGAAGAAGTTCCCGAACGTCTGAGAGACTCCCTTTAGCCCAGAGCTTATCTTTTCAGTGTCGACGTACTTGCGTGAGTCTGAGAGCACGGCAGAAATCTTAGACACGCCTGACGTGGCAACGCCCTGAACGACACCTGCGACGGTCCCCATCCCCTTGAGCGCCGCTGACGCGCCGTTGATGTACTTCGAGAAGAGAATGAGTCCGGGTCCGAGCATAACCAACGAACCAACGATGTGAAGTACCGTCGTAAGCCCAGCGGGGTTTACGTTAATGGCGTTGGTCATGCGCGTCATGAGGCCCGTGATGGTGGTTATCCCACCAGCCGCAGACGCCATGAGGTTCGAGAACGTCGGTTGCAGCGCCGTGAAGAAGTTCATGAGCGGGGTGACCATCGTTGACAGGGACGTTCTGAGTGCCGCGTACCCGTCATTGGTGGAGAGCTCCATGATGTTGACCTGCACGGCATCGAGCATGTTGGAGAGAATGCCGGTGACGGTCTCCGACGCGACCTTCATCATACCGCCATATCTTCCCTCCATGCCGGAAAGTATCGCGGTGATTCCCGTATCTGCGTCGACGGCACCCTGCATGACCTCGTCTCGCGCTTGGCTGACGGACACTCCTAGGTAGTCGGCAAGCATCTGCCATGCGGGTATGGAGTTCATCGCAAGTCCCGTCATGACACGTGACGTGACCTTGCCGAGCGACTGCATCTGCCCGAGATCCTTGATTACGGCTGTGTAGTTGCCTTGGTCGCCGCCAGTCGCGGCAATCGCGTCTCCCACAGCGGTAAGGGTGGGCGTCACCTGCTCTGCCGAGAACCCGAGGGCAAGCAGCCGCTGACCCGCCTGTTCGAGAGTCGAGAACGTGTATGGTGACACGACGGCAAGCTGCCCTATCTGCGAGATGGTCTCCTGCGCCAGTTCGGCAGAGCCCGTCATGTTCGTCATCGCTATGGATACGGTCTCCATGTCCGCGATGCTTTCCATTGCCCACGAGGTGAACTTCTCGCCGAGCACCCCGACGCCAACGCCAACTGCGGTAAGCGCCTTGCCGATGGAGCCTGCCGACCCTGCGAGCCCCGACAGCGCGTTTGCCGCTGACGTGGTATCCGCCTTGACGTTGAAGTTGCCTGTGATGCCCGCAAGGGCCTCTGTGACGGCCCTCTTAACGTCTGAGCTTGAAATCGAGGCATAGACACTCACATAGCCAGACGCGATCTCTACTGGTGTTGCCATGCCTCACCATCCCCTATTCCGAACAGCTTGTCGAACTCATCTATTGGTATCGCGATCCCCTTGTGGACCGACTTCCCGGGCATGGGAGTCGTGTGCGAATGCGGGAGGATGGACTCGGGCGGTTCTCCCTCGCCGCCACCAAGCCCCCATGCGAACTCCGCGATGGAGTCTATGATCCTGCCTGCTAGCACATCGCTGCGCGACCATCCCCACAGCTCGTCGTAATGACCGGCGACACGCGTTCCCTGTTCCAACAACGAAAAGGCGAGGGAGGCGACGTGCGCAACCCCCACCTCTCGTATGCGCCTGATATTCACGCCGAACCGTTCGCGCATGTCGGCTTCTAGCTCGTTCGGGCAGTCACACATGAGCGCGACAAGCACCCTCAGTTTTTTAGTGCGACAAGCTGCTTCTGCACCCCGTCAAGGAACTGGCCCACGCGCTCCAATGAGAGGTGGCCGTACTGGTCCCTAAGCTCGTCTTTGACGCGCTTGTAGTCCTTTCCACAGAGCGCCTTGAGCATGGGGATGAACGACAATGGGGACTCGCCATAGTTGGCGATCTCTTCTAGCAGGTCGTAGTCATCGAACGCACTCGGGTCTGCCTTTACTGTGACGCCAAGTGCCGTGAGGGTCACCTTCTTGGGTGACTTCGGCTTCTCATCGTCCACGAGCGCTATGTGGGCATCGTCACCGCCACCGTTGTCCATGCTGTCCGCAAGCTCACGCAACTGCTCGGGAGTCATTCCAGATGCTTCCATGCACTACCTCCTATTACTATGCGACGGGCTTTGCGACGGTCGCGGTATATTCGTAGGCGTTGTTGCCTGAACTGTCGGGGAGTGCAGCAAACGTGGTTTCAAGCGCGTAGTTGGAGACTCCGGCCTTGGTGACATCTCCGAGCTTATTGACCTTAGCTATAGGCACAACCTCGTCGGTGTACTCGTAGTTGGTGGCAGTGTCCTTGGAGATGTACCTGAACAGGAGAATGATATTCTCGTCATCGAATGACGAGTTGTGCTTGACGGTCGTTACGCTGCTCGTGGAATCGGTCGAGACGTTATTAATACCGAAGTTGACCTTGAGGGTGTTCTCGTTCCTCTCAAGGAACGTCACTTTGTATGTTTCCTCATACTTCGTCTTGATGGATGTTACCTGCACGCCATTCATGTCAGTGACAGAATCTGAGTCGGCAGAACGGCTGTTAACGATGCCATCCTTGTTGAGATATCCAAGAGGTAGGAACCCGGTTGGTACCGTCCTCGTCTTCACAAGCTCTGGGGTGTATTCCGTACCAAGCGGGGCCCAGAACGCATACCCTGTTACGTCGCCCTTCATGGCAACTGCGTTGGTGGCGTCATTGTTAGCCATATTTTGTCCAATCTAATCTTGGCGCATGGCGAGGTCGTATACTGCCACGTACTGGCACTCCCCGGCCTCTCCTGACGCCTGGTATTTATTGATTTCCTTGCAATAGGTGAAGTAGTCCTGGCTGGTGACGTGACGCATGGCCGCGCTCACCTTTCCCGCAAGAGCGCGCGCGTCAGGGACCGTGTCAGCCCATGACTTCACGGTGATGACCGGGTAATCCATGTTATCAACGTCGTTCTCGGAACTGCTATGGGTGCCAGTGCGGGACAGGGTGACGAGTGGGAGCACTGTATTCGTCGGCTTCCCACCAGTCGCCACCCTGACACCGCACCGAGCAGACAACCACGCCTGTACGAGAGGTTCTGCATCAGGTACCATGCATCACCTCCCCTGGTTCTGCCAGAACGCCTTTTGGAGCGTGTCGTGGTGGTAGTTGTCGAACGTGGCGGATGTTCCGCCGCAATCGATGAACGCATGGGCAGACACATCGAGCACCTTCGTGTGCAGGACGTATCCATGCCCATATAGGTTGTCTTCCGCAAGGTCGTTTGCGCTTCCGCAGATATCGTTGCCAACCGAGTTGACGATTGCCTGTGCGTTCTCGCTCTGCATGATATCGCGTAAGGCGTTGCCGTTGACGTGGACGTTAGAAACATTAGATGCCATCAGCCCTCAACCCCCTTGCAGCGAACGACGAGGTTCCACGCCGTGGGTGTAAGTGTCGGTGGATATGGAACCGGGTCGCCGATAACCGTGAACGGGCGCCCGAGCCGTGGGATGGTGACCTTCGCACCTCGCAAGGTGGATATGGCCATCGTCTTTGGGCAGTAGAGCGTCACGTCTGCGATGTCTCCGTTCGGTCGGTCTATACCTGTGAGGTCCGACACATCACCGGGAGCCACGAGGACGTTATCCACTGGGGTTAACACTGTGCTGGTAACGTCGTTTCCCTCGCTATCCACTCCTGTGACGGAAGTGGTCGTAAATGTCACAGACTCACCGCGCATGGGCCTCACCCACTCTCTGTGGTGGGACCGAGCACGTCTGCCCCTGCGAAGAACTGGAACACTCCGTGAGTTGCAGACGTGATACCAAGTCGCTTCGTCTCAGCGCTGGTGAGATAAAGGTCACCCGTTGGGTTGGCAAGCGTGACGTTCTCCGAGAATGACCCGGCCATCTGTTGGAATGACTTCAACGGCATGTATGCTTCGTCACCGAACGCAGGGAGCGCACGCATGACCACCGAGCAGCACACGGCCTTTAGGTTCGCGGCAAGCGTGTCGCTCGGTGACGTTGTGCCGATTCCTGCCTCTGACAAAGCCTCGGTGATGAGAGCCGTCGCATCTTCGAGAAGTGCGGTCACCCTCGCAGACTGTTCATCTGACACCGATGGGTACCGCAGTTTCAAGTCCTCGAAGGTGGCAAACGACGACATTAAGCCTCAGCCGTAGCTTTAAGCACGGTAATCGCAGCCGGGTTGACAACCGCATAGGCATATGTTGCCTCGGTACGGTAGGCAATCTGGTTCAGACGCTTCAGGTCACCCGCGCCGTCAGGGTCACCGTAAGGGATGATCTCTGCGGCGATGTTACGAACAACTCCCCAACGGATCATGGAGAAGTCGCCCATGAACGCATAGACGTTGGTGGGAGTGGCGGCAAGCCTGCCGTTGACGGTCCCTGATGTGGCCGCAGGGACACCCTCAAAGTTTCCGACGTTAAGGTTCAACGGGATATCAGGATACAGTCGAGCTTGAGTGTTGGCAACACGAATGCGACGAAGCTTGGCTGCAAGAAGCTTAGACATCGCGATGCCATTGATGTCATAGATATCACCTACAGCATCAACCATGTTGTCGAATGCCGAGATAAGCTGCGTGTCGGTGACGGCAGACCACTTGGCTCCAAGGGCCGTTTGCGTTGCTGTGGTACTAAGGGCGTCATACCCCGTGAGAGCACTCCCGCCTTTCGGCTGGATGGCATGATAGACAACATAATCGAGCGCTCGGCCAAGGGCAGCGGCCTGGTCATCCTGGATTGCGCTTACGATCTGGAGTTGGTTATCCTCGTCGGCATAGAGAAGCTGGTTGCTAACGCGGGTCGTGGTCTGGACGGTGAAACGCTTTCCAACGACGTTAGAAAGGGGCTGCTCGTAGGAACTCTTCTGGCCACCTTCTGCGATGACCTCTGCCTCTGAGCCTCCTGTGAAGACAAGATACTTCTCGTCGTTGAAAATCTCAGGCTTTGCCGGAGAGAGCGCTGCAATGGTGGATGTGTCCTTTGCCTTTCCGGTAATCGCCGTGGCAACGGAAAGAGGAAGGGTGACGCTAGTTGTAGAAAGTGCCATTTGAATCTCCTTTAAGTAGGTTGGTTACTTCACCCCTGCCATGAGGTCACGAACGAACTGCATTTGTTCGCTGTTGTTCGGATTCTTTGGCTCGGGTGCTGAGCCATCGTTCGGTAAAACCACCGAAGACGGCTTCTTCTGTGCTTGGATGATTAGGTTCGCTTGTTCGGTGAGAGACTGTTCGTCAACCCCAGAGAGCACGTTGAGAATCTGCGATGGGACTCCCGTGGCCTTGGATACCTTGGAGACGAGCTCGTTGCGTTCCTTCTCGCTTGCAAGCTGGTTGCGCTCCGCTTCGAGGGCCGCGAGACGCTCCTCCATGGTTTTCGACTTCTCCTGCGAGCCGTCGTATGCCTTGGCCTTCTCCGCGTTCTCCTTGGCTCTCGCCTCGTTCTCACGCGAGTGGCGCTTCCACTCGTCGCGTTCCTTGGTGAGCGCCTCGATTTGTGCTGCAAGGTCTTCTGGTGTCGGCGTGGCATCTGGCGTTTCGCCGTTCTGCTCGGTCTTATCAGGGCCTTCCACTTCAGGGTCCATATGTCTCTCTCCTGTCCGCCCCGTTCGGGGCTTCATGCGTGCCGTTCGGCACATTCGATGGGTATGAAAAAGGCTTCCGTTCGGATGCCTGATTCAACGCTATGGAGTTGTCGGTGCTGGTGATCAGAAACCGGGCTTCGTCCAGTCGTGAGACACCCGGTACGGTTGTGTTGACTTGTAGAGTGCAGGGTTCACGGGAACCTTGGCTCCCTTCTTTGCGTTGCATGCGCGGTGGACGAGGTGCGTGTTCTCGCGCGATAGCGGGTCTCCGCCATACTTGATCGGAACTATCTCGTCTATGACGGGATAGCGCGGGTCCACGGGTGACATATGCCTTACCTCGTCCAGAGACGGGAGAGGTAGCCCACAGAGGTCACAGACGGTGGTGGTCATGAGCAGCGTCCTGCGTAGCTTGTCACGAGCGCTGCCGTTCGCGCGGCGAGGGTTGCCGGACATGCTATACGACTATTCGACGAACCATCGTGTCAACGGTGGTTGCCTTGTCAGGGTCGAGATTAGATATGACTATCTCGATTCCATCGGCTGAGACATACGTATCGTCAACATCGCCGATCAGCTCAGCAGCGTGCTTCTGGATATACTCGGCAGCATCGCAAAGTTCTGATATGAGCCTGTTCGAAAGTTGCACAGTTGCCATGCCGTTACCTCCTACGATAACCCGTACATCTCACGCATCTTGGAGAGTATGTCGTTCGTGTCTTTTGAACCAGCCTCTGCGCGTGCGTCTCTGTACATCTTGTAATACTCATCAGGCGAGTAGCCCTCTATCGCGCTGTTGTCGGTGTCGAAGCTCGCGACCACCTCGCAATCGCAATCGTCGTGGTACTGGTCGAACTCGCCTGCGCTGTCCTCGCTGAGGTAGATGAACCCACGGCTTGCGAGCATGAGGCAGAAGGCGCACGTCTTGTCACCGGTAGGTACGCGAGCATACCGGCCGCC